ATGACTCCCGAACACGCGCCTAGTTCCGGGCCACCAGCGGGCGGACAGGGAATGTCCCGGCTGAACCCTGCGGCGATGGCGGTGGCCGACGCCGCTCGCGTGCTCACGCGGCTGGGCGGCAAGCCGGTCACCGAAGACATGCTCGAGGCCGACATTGATGCGGGCGCGCCGACGAACGCGGACGGCAGCGTGAACCTCGTGCACTACGCGGCATGGCTCGTCAAGGACATGGCCACCCGCAGCGGAACCGGAGGTGCCGGTGGCGATTGACCCGCGCAAACTCAAGCCCGGCGAACTCGCGCGGTTGCTCAACAGCACGCTGCTGGGCGAGGTGATCAGCGAGCGTCAGCTCCACCGGCATCGCACTCGCGCGGGCTTCCGCGTTGCTGCTGATGGGGACGCGGGCAAGGTAGATCTCTTCCGGTACGTCGCGTGGCTCGTGATCACGCGGCACGAGGCGATTGCGGAAGCCGCTCGCGAGCCCGAGGGCCTCACCGGCTACGAGGCGATGAAGGAGCGTGCCCGGCTCCGCAACGCGATGCTCTCACTCTCGGGGCGCGACATCGGCGATCTGCCGCCGGTTGCTGACGCTGGTCGCAAGCAGAAAGCCGCGCGAGACTTCCGATACTTCTGCGAGGCGTACTTCCCGCAGACGTTCCACCTCAAGTGGTCGGACGATCACCTCAAGGTCATCGGCAAGATCGAGCAGGCGGTGCTCGAGGGCGGTCTGTTTGCGATGGCGATGCCGCGCGGCTCGGGCAAGACCTCGCTCTGCGAGACCGCGTGCCTGTGGGCGCTTGTGTACGGGCACCGCGACTTCGTGGCGCTCGTCGGGTCTGACGAAGAGCACGCGGCCGACATGCTCGAATCGATCAAGGTCGAGCTGGAAAGCAACGAGATCTTGGCCGGCGACTTCCCGGAGGTCTGCCACCCGATCCGTTCGCTGGAGGGCATTCACCAGCGGGCCTCAGGGCAGCTCTTCCAAGGCAAGCAGACGCACATCGGCTGGACCGCCCGCGAGGTGGTCTTGCCGACCATCGCGGGGTCCGACGGATCGGGTGCCATTATCCGCGTCGCGGGGATCACCGGCCGCATCCGCGGTATGAAGCACAAGCGGGCGGACGGCACATCGTCGCGTCCGTCGCTGGTGCTCATCGACGATCCGCAGACCGACGAGAGCGCCCGCTCGCCGTCGCAGTGCGCCAACCGAGAGCGAATCCTCGCCGGCGCGATTCTGGGCCTGGCCGGGCCCGGCAAGAAGATCGCGGGACTCATGACGCTGACGGTGGTGCGGCCCGACGACCTGGCCGACCGCATCCTGGACCGCGACCAACACCCGCAGTGGCAGGGCGAGCGGACCAAGATGGTGTACGCCTTCCCGACGAGAGATGCTCTGTGGCAGCGGTACGCCGAGCTCCGCGCCGACGGGTTCAGGAACGATCGCGGCATCGCCGAGGCCACGGCGTTCTACAAGCAGCACCGCACCGCGATGGACGAGGGGGCCGCAATCGCATGGCCGGAGCGGTTCAACCACGACGAACTGTCGGCGATCCAGCACGCGATGAACCTCAAGCTGCAGGACGAGGCCGCGTTCTTCGCTGAGTACCAGAACGAGCCGCTGCCCGAGATCCAGTCTATTGACGACCTGCTCACCCCCGACCAGATCGCGGCGAAGCTCAACGGCCATGCTCGGGCGGAGATCCCGCTGGGGTGCTCGCGGCTGACGATGTTCATCGACATTCAGGGCAAGGCGCTGTTCTACCTCGTGGCCGCCTGGGAGGACGACTTCACGGGCTACGTCATTGACTATGGCACCGAGCCCGACCAGAAGCAGGGGTACTTCACGCTCCGCGACATGCGCCGTACGCTCGGGGCCGAGTCGCCCCGTGCCGGCGTTGAGGGGGCGATCTACGCGGGCCTCGAGCGTTTGGCCGAAACGCACTTGGCCCGCGAGTGGCGGCGGGACGACGGGGCGATGGTCAGGATCGATCGCTGCGTCATCGACGCGAACTGGGGCTCGTCGACTGACGTGGTGTACCAGTTCTGCCGCCAGAGCCCGCACGCGGGCGTGCTCATTCCGAGTCACGGCCGGTACGTGGGCGCGAGCAGCATCCCCTTCAGCGATTACAAGCGCAAGCGGGGCGAGCGGATCGGCCTCAACTGGCGAGTGCCCGTGGTGACGGGCAAGCGGAGCGTTCGGCACGTTCTCTTCGACACGAACTACTGGAAGTCGTTCGTGCACGCACGCCTGGCGGTACCGATGGGCGATCCCGGGTGCCTGTCGCTCTTTGGGAGCAGGCCCGAGCCGCACCGTCTGCTGGCCGAGCATCTCTGCAGCGAGTACCGCGTGAAGACGGAGGGCCGGGGACGCACGGTCGACGAGTGGAAGCTGAGGGTCGAAGGCCTCGACAACCACTGGCTGGACTGCTTGGTCGGCACCGCCGTCGCGGCGTCGATGCACGGCGCTGTGCTGTTCGGCACCGATCACAAGGTCGTCGCGCGGCCCCGGCTGAAGCTCTCGGAGCTGCGGGGGAAGACCTCATGAACCCACGCCCCGCACAAAAGCCCGTCACGCCGGGTTCGCCCAAGGGCATCTGCTGCCCCGCGTGCGGGTGCAGGCATTTCGAGGTGCTCTACACCCGCGCAACACCCGCGGGCACGATCCGCCGCCGCCGCCAGTGCCGCCACTGCGGGCGTCGGATCACCACGTCCGAGCGGGTTGGGGCATGAACATCCGGTCAGGTTCTACCGGTGGAACGAACTTGCACATTCTGGACGCATGATTCGGGATTGCGGCGTGCGACGGGTTAGGTGCTCTATGGAGGCACAACGCCCATGCCCGATCCCTCGCCCACTTCCGATCTTGAACAGGCCGTCCGCGAGAACGCGGTCCAGCCCGCGAAGGCGTCGGTGGACGGCCAGTCCGTCGAGCAGCAGCCGCTGAAGGACCAACTCGATGCCGTCCGCTTCTTCGCGTCCAAGGACGCCGCGAAGAAGCCCGGCCTCGGGATCAAGTTCGCCAAGCTCGTTCCGCCCGGTTCCGCCTGACCCCGCTCCCCCATGCTCAAGACCATCGCCAACATCCTGAGCCGGGCCACGCGGGGAATCACTCCCAGCGATCTCTCCCCCTCCTCCGCACCCGCGCGAGGCTCGCATGGACGCGGGCCGCGCTCGGGAAGCGGAGCCCGCCGCCTTGTCGTTGCCAAGTTCGACTCGGCCAAAACGACGCCGGAGAACCGCAAGCACTGGGCGAATGCCGACGGTCTCTCGCCCAACGCCGCGATCAACCCGGAGGTTCGGCGCGTCCTCCGCAACCGCGCCCGTTACGAGGTCGCCAACAACTCCTACGCCAAGGGCATCGTCCTCACGCTCGCCAACGACACCATCGGCACCGGTCCCCGGCTGCAGATGCTGTCCGACGACCCTGAGGCCAACGCCCGCATCGAGGATGCGTTCGAACAGTGGTCGCGTGCGGTCGATCTTCCCGGCAAGCTCCGCACCATGCGGATGGCGCGTGCCGAGACCGGCGAGGCGTTCGCGCTGCTGGTGAATAACCCCGGCGTGGCGTCGCCCGTGTCCTTGGATCTCAAGCTGATCGAGGCCGATCAGGTCTGTACGCCGCTGCTCCAGCGTGGACGCACCGATGAGATCGACGGCATCCTCCTGGACCAGTGGGGCAACCCCTCCGCCTACCGCGTGCTCAAACGCCACCCAGGCGACAGCAGTTTCCTGCGTGCCCTGAGCGCTCCGATCGACGACCTGTTCGCCTACGACACCCTGCCCGCCGCTTCGGTCGTGCACTACTTCCGCGCAGACCGGCCCGGCCAACTCCGCGGCATCCCGGACATCACGCCGGCGCTCCCGCTCTTTGCACAGCTACGCCGGTACACGCTCGCGACCATCGCGGCCGCCGAGACCGCCGCCAACTTCGCCGCCGTCATCTACACCGACAGCCCCGCCAACGGCGAGGCGGATCCGCTTGAGCCGATGGACGAGGTCGAACTCGAACAGCGTCTCGCCACCGTGCTCCCCGGCGGATGGAAGCTGGGGCAGGTCCACGCCGAGCAGCCGACGACGACGTTTGGCGAGTTCAAGCGCGAGGTGCTCAACGAGATCGCCCGTTGCCTGAACATGCCGTTCAACGTCGCGGCGGGGAACTCGTCGGGGTACAACTACGCCAGCGGTCGCCTGGACCACCAGGTGTACTTCAAGAGCATCCGCGTTGAGCAGCACCACCTGCAGCTCGCCGTGCTCGACCGCATCCTCAAGGCGTGGCTCAACGAGGCGGTCCTGGTCGAGGGTTTGCTCCCGCAATCGCTCCGCACGGTGGCACGCTCGCTCCCGGAGCACGCGTGGTTCTGGGATGGCGTCGAGCACGTCGATCCCGCCAAGGAAGCCAACGCGCAGGCCACCCGACTGGCCAACCACACGACCACTCTCGCGGTCGAATTCGCCCGCCAGGGCCGCGATTGGGAGCAGGAGCTCCGCCAGCGTGCCAAAGAACTCACGCTCATGAACGCACTCGGACTCGCGCTCGCAACGCCGCAGAATGCCGCGCCGGCGTCCAACGCGCCGGCAGAAGACCCCGCTGAAGTACTCGATGAGGAGACCGCCAGTGCCAGTCACCGCTGAATCCGCAAAGATCCTGCCAGCCCTCACGCTCACCGCAACGGCCGACATCTCGTTCACCGCTGCTGCGGAGGGTCAGAGTGCGCCGCTGCCACGGTTCAAGATGGTCGCGTACACGGGTGGCGCGATGCGCGTCGCAGGCTGGCGTCACCCGGTCGTGATCGACCTCGCCGGCCTCGCGGTCCCGTCGCAGGCGCGCCCCATCCGCTTCGGGCACGACCCGCTCTCGGGCGTCGGTCACACCGACGCGATCCGCGTCGAGGCCGGGCAGCTTGTCGCCACGGGCGTGATCTCACGCGACACGAGCGCTGCCAAGGAAGTCGTCGCGTCCTCGCGGAACGGCTTCCCCTGGCAGGCGTCGGTCGGCGCGAGCGTCGAGGAGTTCGAGTTCATCAAGGACAACCAGAAGGCGACGGTCAACGGCCAGGAACTTACCGGCCCGGTCAACGTCGTCCGCAAGGCCACGCTCGGCGAGATCAGTTTCGTGGATCTCGGCGCAGACGGCCGCACCAGCGCGAGCATCGCCGCGCGTCAGAACAAGGAGCCCAGCGTCATGGCCGACGACCCCACGACTTCCAATCCCACCCCTTCCCCGATCACTTCCGAGCAGACGCCCGAGCAGGTTCGCGCGGCTGCGCTCGCTGAGACCGCCCGCATCGCGGCCGTTCGCAAGGTCTGCGGTGGCAAGCACAGCGAGATCGAAGCCCAGGCCATCCGCGACAACTGGGATGCCACGCGCACCGAGCTCGAAGTGCTCCGCGCCAGCCGTCCGAAGGCCCCAAATGGTCCACCTGCGGATTACGGCGTGACCAGCGAGGTGCTGGAAGCGGCCTGCTTCCAGAGCGCCAAGCTCGAAGGCATCGAGAAGGTCTGCTCGGAACAGGCTCTGGACATCGCCGCCAAGCGATTCAAGGGCGGCCTGGGTCTGCAGGAACTCCTCTTCGAGGCCGCGATCGCCAACGGCTACACCGGCCGCACGTTCCGCGACAGTCGCCGCGTGCTCGAGGCCGCGTTCGGCCGGGGCATCGAGGCGGGCATGACCACCATCGATGTGGGCGGCATCCTCTCAAACGTCGCCAACAAGTTCCTGCTCGAGGGCTTCTTCAGCGTCGAGCGTGTGTGGCGGAGCATCTGCGCCGTCCGCAACGTCAGCGACTTCAAGACGGTTACCAGCTACCGGCTCATCGGCAAGGACCAGTACGAGCAGGTCGCTCCCGGTGGCGAGCTCAAGCAGGGCACGCTCGGCGAGGAGACCTACACCAACAAGGCCGACACCTACGGCCTGATGCTCACCATCGACCGGCGCGACATCATCAACGATGACATGGGCGCGATCACCACCGTGCCCCGCAAGCTCGGCCGTGGCTCTGGCCTGAAGATCAACGACGTGTTCTGGACGGCGTTCATGAACAACGCCGCGTTCTTCGCCGTCGGCAACAAGAACTTCATCTCGGGCGCGGACACTGCGCTCGGCATCGACGGCCTCACCAAGGGCGAGGTCACGTTCATGGACCTGGTGGATTCGGACGGCAAGCCCACGGGCGTCATGCCGTCGATCCTCCTGGTGCCGACGGCACTCTCGGCGGTGGGCACCCAGCTCTACAAGAGCGTGGAGATGCGAGACACCACGGCGAACACCAAGTTCCCCGTGGCCAACCCGCACCAGGGCAAGTTCCGCATCGAGGTCAGCCGCTACCTGTCCAACGCGCTATACACCGGCAACTCGGCCAAGGCGTGGTACCTCCTCGCTGATCCGAGCGACCTGCCCGTCATCGAGATGGCGTTCCTCAACGGACAGGAGGCTCCGACCATCGAGACCTCCGACGCGGACTTCAGCCAGCTCGGCGTGCGGATGCGCGGGTACCACGACTTCGGCGTCGCGCTCCAGGACCCCCGCGGCGGCGTGAAGAGCAAGGGCGAGGTGTAAGCCCATGGGTGAAGGCGCAGAGATCGGCAGCGGCATCGAGGAAGACGGACCCGGGACCACCCCGGGCCAAGGAGAAGGCAGTATGGCAGCAGGACCCGCAAAGTTCGTGCATGAAGGCGAATCGATCGACTACACCCCGGGCGCGGATGTGCTCACCGGCGCGGTCGTCGTCCAGGCGGAGCTCGTGGGCGTAGCGCAAGGCCCCATCAAGGCGAACCAGATTGGCTCGCTCGCGGTGTCGGGCGTGTTTGACTTCCCCAAAGCGATCGGCGCTGGCAGCGCCATCCCCGCGGGCACGAACACCTACTGGGACGCCGCGGCGCAGACCGCCACCAAGAACGCGGCCGCCGGTGCGAACAAGCTGATCGGCAAGGCGGTGAAGACCACCGTAGACGCCGACACCACCGTCCGCATCCGCCTCTTGCAGTGATCGCTGGAGTCACCCATGGGCGACCTGCTCGACCGGGGCTCTGCGTTCCTGGATGACCAGCGGCACCGGCACATGAGCCGCACCGTGGTGTACCAGCGCGGAGCCGAGGCAAAGGAGGTTCAGGCCACGATTGGCCGCACGGAGTTCGAGCAGGCCGACGATGCGGGCCTGATCCACCGGACGGAGTCACGGGACTTCCTGATCCGAACGGCGGACCTGGACCTCGGCCCTGGCCCGACGCTCCCGCGGGCCGGTGATCAGGTGCGTGAGACGGTCGGAACGCAGGTGTTCGTGTACGAGGTCAACGCGCCGGGCGGGCAGCCGCCGTTCCGGTACAGCGACCCCTACCGCAGGGTTCTTCGGATTCACACCAAGCACATCGGCACGGAGACGTGATGGCGGACGGCAACGGACAGAACGGAACGAAGGCCCGCTGGGCAGGGGTGCTCGTCACCATCATCCTCGCCGCCGGCGCGATGACGATCCAGTGGGGCGTGGTCACCACCAAGCTCCAGCAGGTCGAGAAGCGGCTCGACGAGTTCATCGGCGAGGCTCGCTCCATCCGCGCCGACTACCAGGCGATGGAACGGCGTGTGTCCTACCTCGAGGGCAAGGTGGCGGGCCTAAGCGCCGCGGCGGATGCGGGGAGGGAAGGACGCCCGTGAGCACCATCGTCGCCATCGCCGATGCCCTGGCTGCGCACATCAACGCGGCCTCGTTCGGGCAGCCCGTGAACGCGGTGCGGATGTTCCAGCCCGCGTTCACGCTGGAGGACCTCAAGGACCTGCGCGTGTCGGTCGTGCCGCGAACGACGGCCATCGCCGCGGCGACCCGGGACAGCAGCTCCTTCGAGTGCGTGATCGACGTGGGCGTGCAGAAGAAACTGTCCGCCGAGGGTGAACAGGCCGAGATCGACGGTCTGCTCGATCTCGTCGAGGCCATCGGCGACCACGTCCGGCTGAAGCGCCTGCCCGATGCGCCCGACGCGGCGTGGGTCGGGATCGCGCACGAGCCCGTGGTGTCGACCGAGTCGCTGGAGCAGCACCGAGTGTTCACGAGCGTGTTGAGCGTCACATACCGGGTGCGGAGGTAGCCGTGCGGAACGTCGTGTTCATCAAGGTGGAGCTCGAGGAAGGCGACAAGCCCCTCTCGGATACGCCGCTGGTCGCGACGTTCACGCTCATGGCGGCGCACACGAACACGCAGCCCATGACGCTTTCCGACGGCAAGGGCGTGGAGATCCCGGTCCCGGCGGGCGTGCAGATCCCGTTCGAGCAGGTCAACCTGGCGGACATTTTCGTTCGGAGCAAGGCGGGTGAGGTGGCGTTCGTAGTCGGCCACACGGCTGGATAGAGCAGGAGAACAACGATGGCGATCAAACTCGGCATGGAAGCCAAGCTGCTCTACAAGGTCGGCGGTCAGGCCGGCGGCGGAGCATGGGTGGTCCTGGGCAACACCCGCGATGTCACACTCAACCTCGAAGCAGGCGAAGCGGACGTGACGACACGCGCGAACAGCGGCTGGCGGGCCACCGTCGCCACGCTCAAAGAGGCGAGCGTTGAGTTCGAGATGGTGTGGGACACGGCCGACGCCGGGTTCACCGCCATCAAGAACGCGTTCTTCGGCAACGACCCCATCGGCTTCCAGATTCTCGACGAGACCAGCGGCCAGGGTCTCCAGGCGGACTTCTCCATCACCAACTTCTCGCGCAACGAAGCGCTGGAGGAGGCGATCACCGTCTCGGTCACCGCGAAGGTGACGTACTCGGCGACGGCGCCTTCATGGATCGGCGGCTGAGCACGTCGGCTTGCTATCGGGTTGGCGTCGGATTCCTGTCGGGCCTTGAGTCACGGAGGTACGGATGCGATCGTTCAAGGACAACCAGGGACGGCAGTGGTCGGTCGAGATCAACGTCACCGCCATCAAGCGCGTGCGCGGCCTCACCGGCGAGGACCTGATGCAGGTCATCGAGGGGACGCTGATCGAGAAGCTGATCCGCGACCCCGTGCTGCTCTGCGACGTGGTCTACGCGATCTGCAAGCCCGAAGCCGATGCCAAGAACGTCTCCGATGAGGAGTTCGGCAGGGCGATGGCGGGCGACGTGATCGAGGCCGCGACCACGGCGGTGCTGGAGGAACTCGTGGGTTTCTGCCCGAGCCCGAGGGACCGGGCCAACCTCGGGCGGGTGCTCCAGGCCACGCGGAAGGTAATGGACCGGGCGCGGGATCTGGTGGAGAAGAAGCTCGACAGCGGGGAACTGGATCGGCTGGCGGACCGCCTGCTCTCCGGGGAAGCGACTGCTGGAAGCTCGTTCACCAGTGCGCCGGAATCCTCGGCATCGATCCCGGCTCCCTGACCCTCCGCGATCTGGTGGCGATGCTCGACGGCAGGCAGCGCCACGACTGGTCGATCGCCTCGGCCGTCATGGCGCTCGTCGCCAACATCCACCGTGACCCCAAGCGATCCCGCCGACTCAACCCCAGCGACTTCGACCCCTTCGCCAAGCGCCACCGGCCTATCCCGGTCGGCGTCTCGGTTCTCAAGGACGTGTTCATCGACGGCAAGATGCCCCCCATCCCCAAGGAGGCTCACGGATGAAGTTCCTCAGCTCGCTCTCCACCCGCCACTACGTCTACATCGTCGGCCTGCTGCTCATGGCGCTCGTGCTCACGTCGTGCGCGGGCTTCGACCTGGGCGACCTCGTGAAGGTCAAGACGCCCAACACGATCCAGCAGACCACAGGGCTGCCGTCAACGCTCAGCCTGAACGAGGCGGAGGTCGAGTACCAGAACTGGTTCAACGGGACGCAGACCACCGGCGCGCGGTGGAAGAGCAACATCGAGCGAGCCGGCGAACTCCGCGGCCTGTTCAGCCAGCTCACACTGTCGGCCCTCGACACCGTCGGGCCGACGGTCGCGGGCTTGCCGGTGCTCGGCCCGGCGCTCCCGGCGCTCACCGGGATCGTCGGCTTGTTCATCGGCTCAGGCCGTCTCCGCAAGGAGAAGGAAGCGTCGTTCAACAAAGGCCTGGAGAAGGGCAGCGGCCTCGCTGGCGGCCCCACCAGCGGCGGGAGCGGCGCGTGATCACCATGCGGATCAAGGACATGTTCTTCGACCGCGCGGCGGTGGTCCGTGCGGTCGATGGGGCCAAGCGGAAGGTGCTCAGCAAAGCCGGCGCGTTCATCCGCACGGCGGCCCGCACGAGCATCCGCAAGCGCAAGGGCTCCGCACCCGCGGGCAAGCCTCCCCACTCACACGAGGGGAGTCTGCGACGGCTCATCCTCTTCGGGTACGACAGAGCGGCGGACTCCGTGGTCGTCGGCCCCGTGGGCTTCAAGAAGAGCGTCGCGCCAAACGTGCTGGAGTATGGCGGTGACACGGTCGTTTTACGGCGGAAGGGTGGGAAGCTCACGTCGCAAAGGGTCAAGATCGCCGCGCGGCCGTACATGGCCCCGGCGCTGGAAAAGGAGCGGCCGAAGCTGCCGCTGCTGTGGCGGAACTCCATTCGGAAGGGAGCCTGATCGGTGGCCGACACGCGGGGCATCCGGGCTGGACGGGCGTTCGTCGAACTCGGTGTGAGCGACAAGCTCACCGCCGGGCTTCGCCGCGCCCAAAAGCAGCTCGAAGCCTTCGGCGCTGGCCTGCGGTCGGTGGGCACCCGGCTCGCGGGCATCGGCGCGGCGGCGGTCACGGCGCTGCTCGCCACGGCCAAGGCCTTCTCCGACACCGGCGACATGCTCGACAAGATGAGCCAGCGGACCGGCGTGAGCGTGGAGGCCCTGTCCGAGTTGGGATTCGCGGCCGACCTTTCCGGCACGGACCTGGAAACGCTCGAGTCCGGCCTGCGGAACATGCAGCGGACGCTCGCGGGCGCGGCACAGGGGTCGGCCTCCGCGGGTGAGGCCCTTGGCCGGCTCGGGCTCAGCGCCGCGCAGCTGTCGGGCCTCTCACCGGACGAGCAGTTCAAGGTCCTCGCGGAGCGCATTTCGCAGGTGCGCGATCCGGCCCTCCGCTCTGCGATGGCGATGGAGATCTTCGGCAAGGCCGGGACCAAGCTCCTGCCGCTCATGGCAGACGGCGCGGCGGGTATCGAGGCGATGCAGGAAGAGGCCCGGCGTCTCGGCCTCACGGTAAGCACCGAGACCGCCCGCGATGCCGCGCAGCTCAACGACGCCCTCGGCACCCTTTGGAAAGTGCTCAAGCAGGGCGTGTTCACGATCGGCGGGGCGCTCGCGCCCACGCTGAAGGACCTCGCCGAGCGGATCACCCGCATCGTCGTGAGCGTTACCACCTGGATCAAGGCGCACCGAGAGACGGTTGTGTGGGCGCTCAAAGTCGCCGCTGCCGTCGCAGTCGCGGGGATCGCCATCGTCGCTCTCGGCTACATCATCTCCGGCATCGGCGCGACGCTCGGGATCGTCGCCGGGGTCATCGGCGGGATTGGGACCGCATTCAGTCTGATCGGGGCCGCCATCGCGGCGATTCTGTCGCCGGTCGGGCTCGCGATCGCCGCGATCGTGGCGCTCGGCGGCGTGCTCATCGTTACCACCGGCGTCGGCGGCGAAGCCCTCGCGTGGCTCGGCGAGCAGTTCACCCGCCTCCGCGACTGGGTGGCCAAGGTCGTCGGGGGCATCTCGGACGCCCTCGCCGCTGGTGACATTGCACTTGCCGCCGAGATCCTGTGGCTGTCGCTGAAAGTCGTCTGGCAGCAGGGCGTGGCGGCGCTCAACAAGGTTTGGCTGGAGGCCAAGGAGTTCTTCGTCTCGACGGCCTACGGCATGTGGTACGGGGCGCTCGCTGCCGCGGAGATCGTGTTCCATGCTCTCGAAGTTGCGTGGATCGAGACCACCGCGTTCCTCTCCAAGACCTGGACCAACTTTACGACCGGCTTCCAGCAGGTGTGGGAGTCGGCAACGTCGTGGGTCGCCAAGCGGATGCTGGAGATCCAGGGGCTGTTCGACTCGGGGCTCGACGTGGACGCCGCGAAGAGGGCCGTCGATGATCAACTCGAATCACGCTTGGCGGAACTGGAGAGCGCAGCCCAGCGGCAGGTGGCTGCCCGAGAGGGACAGCGTGCCGCAGAACGCGAGCAGGCCGCCACCCTGCACGAAGCGACGCTTGCCGGGATCGGGCGCGACTTTGAAGAGGCCCGGGCCGCGCTCAAGGCGAACACGGAGGCGGGGCTCGCGGAGTCGCAAGCGGCGCTGGATGCCGCGAAGCAGAAACTCGCCGACGCCATCGAGCAGGCGCGACAGAAGCGGGAGGCGGCGGACGCCGAGCGCGGACCCGCGCGCACGCCGCGCGACCTAATGGCCGAGTTCGAGGACCGGCTCGCCGGCCTCGGCGAGGTCATCGGCAAGGGGATCAGCGTGCGAGGCACGTTCAACGCCCGCGCAGCGCAAGGGCTGGAGTCCGACGGTGGGGCTGCGGAACGCACCGCCCGCGCCACCGAGCAGACCGCCAAGCACACCAAGCGTCTGGCCGACGCCGCGCAGAGCGGCGGGCTGACGTTCGCGTAAGGAGAGTCGTTCGTGCCGATCACGGTGACGGAGAAGTTCGAGAGCCGCAAGTCCACCAAGGGCGACAACCCCTCGGCAGAACTGGTCTACACCGTGCGCGGGACCAACGACGACCTCGCGGCCCGCAACGCCGCCGAGACCACCAGCCCCGCGACCTACGACGGCCAACCCCGGCAATCCACCTCTGTCGAGCCGGTCGGCGATGAGCTGTGGGAGGCCGTGGTCCGCTACGGGAAGGCCCAGGGTGGATCGCTCCCGGAGCCCGGCGAGAGCATCTTCTCCTTCGACACCGGCGGTGGCACGCAGCACATCACTCAAAGCAAGGAAACGGTGTCGTCGCACGCACCGTCGGGCGGATCGGCCCCCGACTTCGGCGGCGCGATCGGCGTGACCGCTGACGGCGTCGAGGGCGTGGACATCACCGTTCCGGTCTTCCAGTTCTCCGAGACGCACTACTTCACCAACGACCAGGTGACGCCCGCGTACAAGGGCACTCTGTTCTCGCTCACCGGCAAGGTGAACACCGGCGCGTTCAAGGGATTCCAGGCGGGCGAGGTCCTGTTCCTGGGCGCTTCTGGCGCGCGGCGCGGTACCGATCCCGACGACGACTGGGAGATCACGTTCCGCTTTGCTGCCAGCCCCAACGCAACAGGCATCTCCGTGGGCGACATCAGCGGCATCAGCAAGAAGGGGTGGGAGTACCTGTGGGTGCGGTACGCCGACCAGGAGGACACGGGATCGCACGCGATCGTGAAGCGCCCGGTTGCGGCGTATGTCGAGCGCGTGTACGACGAGGGCAGCTTCGCCGGATTGGGAATCTGAACGATGGGCGACGTGTTCCGCAAAGTCCGGTCGGGCCAACCGCTCCGCATCCCCGCGGCGGCGTACAACGCTTTCGTCGATGCGGCCGTCGATCTGCGCCAGCGGGAGCGAAACTCCAACGCCGGATTGGCGCTCGAACCCGCCCAGCGCGGCATCGTGCTGGTCCGCAACGACTCCGACGACGACATCGAGCCGTACCACGCGCTGTCCATCACCGGCGTGCTCGTGCAGCCCGACAACGAGGACCAGGAGCGGACGTTCCATAGCCGTACTCCGCTGACCGGGGAGGTCGCCACCGACGAGTCCCCATCGCTCTCGTTCGTGCTGGCCCTCCAGCCGATCAAGCCGGGCGATCTCGGACGCTGCGTGCTCACGGGCGTGACGCCCGCGCGGGTCTTCATCACCAACGAGACGGACACTACCTGCGAGCTCGCTCCCGAGGAAACGGTGCTCGCCAGCACGCCGATGGGCGGCATTCCGATCCTGTGGAAAGAGGAGGGCGTCGGCGAGAAGTGGGCTGTCATCGAGATGGGCCAGCCCTCGCCCGGCCGGGTCACGGCGATCCTCGGGGCAGCGCAGCCCATCCCCACAGAGAACAACCGCTGGCGCTACCCGTGGGTCGAGGCCAGGATCGACGGAGACCCCGGCAGCGACACTTACCTGCGGTATGTGCCCGTGCCGGAAGGGTTGTCATCCCAGCTGCCGGGCGGTGGCGAGGACCCGACACGGCTGGCGATCAACCGCTTCGAAGCCCACCACATGAACGACTTCGACCCCGGCTCGGGCTTCGGCGGCCTGCTGGGGTTGGGTCCGGTCTGCGAGTTGCCGGGCGTGCTCCCTAAGTGCCCGCCTGCACGCTCGCTGAAGCCCAGGCTCGTTCCGATTCCCGAGGGTGTCTGTGTGCAGCTCACCTGCGAGCGCAACAGCAAGGGCAGGCCGGTGTGGGTTTTCGAGGCGATGAGCCTGATCGAGATCGCCGACCCGGCGGACGAAGACCGCAAGTTCAACATCTACATCGAGGGGGGCGCATGACGACGGCCTCCCCGACCAAGCCCGTACTCGACGCCCGCCGCGAGCACGAGCGGAAGAAGTACGTCGCGCTGGCCGCGCGGCCCGCCACGCCCGGAACTGGGTACGGCGCGACCAACCACGGCGCAGCAGCATTCCCGCTGGTGCAGCGACTGAAGCCCCGCTTCGTCGTGGACTTCGGGTGCGGGCGGAACGACTTCATCGGCGCGCTGCGGCGGCTCGGCATTGACGGGCTCGGCATCGACTTCGCCTTCCCCGAAGCGGACATCACGCGGGCGATGCACAAGACCGGCCTGCTCGACAGCGTTGCCGACGTGGTGGCGAGCTTCGATGCTCTGGAGCACCTGCTCCCGGAGGATGTGGACGCGGTGCTGGCGGAGATGCGGCGGGTCGGTCGCCCGCGGGCGCACTTTGTGTTCTCGATCTGCACGCGCCCGAGCCGGACCACCGTTGCCGGCGAGGGTCTGCATCCCACGGTGCGGCCGCTTGCATGGTGGCTGGATCGCATTGGTCAGGTCGGCACGGTGACTGCGCCGAAGGCCGAGGGTCGGTACATCGTCGGGCGATTCGCTGCCAAGGAGGGCTGCGGCTGTGCGTGAGAACCAGTCGGACATCGCGGCGCTTCAGGCGGGGCTCAAGGCACGGAAGCCTGCGCGTGATGGCTTGCGCCTCTACACCGCCGATTTCGACTCTGTGTCGCTCGCGGGGTTCTACCGGGGGCGTTCGGCGTTCCTGATTCTCTCGGGACCGTCGCTCACACAGGTGGACCTCACGCAGCTCAACAAGCGCGGGATCGTCACGATGGGCGTCAACAACTCCTGGTCCGTGCATCGCCCCACGCTCTGGACGTGCGTGGACGATCCCGGCCGCTTCATCGACACAGGCTGGAAGGACCCTGGCATCCTGAAGTTCGTGCCGACATGCTGCGTGGACAAGCGGCTCCGCATCCAGAACCCCGACGGCACCATGCGCAACAGCGCGTTCCGCGTCCGGCAGATGCCCAGCGTCCTGTTCTTCCGCCGCGCGGACCACTTTGACCATGAGCGGTTCCTGACGGGCGATTCTGTCCCGTGGGGGAACGATGCCAAGCACGCGGACTCACTCGGGATCACCGGCAAGCGGAGCGTCATGCTCGTCGCCCTGCGCCTGCTGCATCATCTCGGGTTCGGCACGGTGTATCTGCTCGGCTGCGACTTCAAGATGGCGGCCGATCGCAGGTACGCCTTCGACGAGCACCGTGCCCCGAACGCCATCCGACACAACAACGTGCTGTACGACTCACTGGCCCGCCGCTTCGAGGCCCTGCGGCCGCACTTCGACAAGCACCGCTTTCGCGTCATCAACTGCTCGCCCGGGAGCGAGCTCCAGGCGTTCGACCGCATGGACTTCGGCGCGGCGGTCAAGGCTGCCTCCGCCGAGTGCGGCAAGCCCGTGAGCACGCAGGGCTGGTACGAACCGAACCCGCCCCCCCACAAGCCCGCGCTCACACCGCAGGAGGCCGCCCGATGAGCGACGGCCCGACCCGATACTACTTATACATCCCCGTCTGGGCGACGGGCCGTCCGCCCACGGGCGGCGGGTCGAGCAACTACTCCACGCCCTCGGGTTCGACGCCCGAGAGCACCTACTCGACACCGACCAGCACGCCGAGCATGCCGTCGAGCTACTCGACGACCGGCGATGTCATCTACACGACCGGCCCGAGCGGAACGCCCACGCTCACGTTCTACACCACCGGCGCCTTCACGAGCAACACGTCCGGCACGACGCACACGCCGTCGAGCAGCGGGTCGAGCGATTCCATGTCCTCGGGGTCGTCGGGTTCGAGCAGCGGCACGCCGACATCATCCTCGGGATCGATGTCGTCCACCGGGTCATCGTCGTCGGGTTCGTCTTCAAGTGGATCGTCGAGCAGTGGGTCCGGGTCCGGATCGTCCAGCGGCTCCGGATCGTCGAGCGGATCGGGAAGCAGCGGAATGTCGAGCGGCGCATCATCGGGCGCGAGCAGCGGCATGAGTTCAGGAGCATCGTCCGGAGCTTCCTCCGGAGGTTCATCCGGCGGTGGGTCGTCAGGAGGCGGCTCGTCTGGCGGTGGCGGTTCGAGCGGCGGTGGCTCCGGCCCCGGCGGGTCCGGCCCCGGCGGTTCGGGTCCGGGCGGAAGCGGTCCCGGTTCCGGCCCGGGCAGCAACTGCCTCCTCTTCGGCACGCTCGTGCGCCTCGAAGACGGCCGTCTCACACCCATTGAGAACCTCAAGCCCGGCGATCGCGTGGCATCCATCCAGGTGCCCGGCCTCGAGGTCGATGTTCCGTACCGCGCCCAATACAACTGGCTCTCGCACCACGGCCTTCACGGCGCGACACCCGTCGCGGCGCGCGTGGCGAGCATCCGACTCGGCGAGCACCACGGCTTCATGGTCATCAATCGCCGCCTGAAGGCGACGCCGGAGCACCCGTTCATGATCCGCCGTGGCGATGAGTGGGGCTTCGCGTCGGCGGAGTTCGTGCAGCCTGGCGACTACCTCATCGACGAGCGGATGGACGACGAACTGGTGGAGTCGGTCGTGCGCGTCGATGCGCCCACCCGCACCGTGGCCATCCACATTCCCGGCACGAACACGCTCCTGGCCGAGGGCGTCTGGGTCCACAACGACATGCCCGGTGAGACCGCCCAGAGTTCGTCGGGTTCCAGCGTCAGCGGCTCGGGGTCCGGCTCTGGCTCCGGTAGCACTTCTGGATCTGGTTCCGGGTCCGGGTCGACCAGCGGTTCGTCAAGCAGCAGCGGATCGTCGGGCAGCAAGTCGAGCGGGTCTTCCTCGTTCTCCACGTCTGGCTCCACTTCTGGGTCGTCGTCGAGCAGCGGGTCGGGCAGCATGAGCGGGTCAAGCTCCAGCGGATCGGGCGGAACCGGAACCTTCTCAATCTGATAAAATGTCTACAACGCCCGTGACAACTTCGCTTTCAACCGAAAGTACGTCGCCCGGGATGCGCCGGTCGCGGCGGTGAACTTGGCAACCCGGTCTTCCTCTGAGTGCAACACGGGATCATGCTGCACCGCCAGCAGGCAGGCCACCTGGCTATCCGGCACCACCATCTGCAGGAGACTCGCACGCCAGTCGGCAAGCCCAGCCCGCCGCAGTTGTGACCCCTTGCTGTAGTGCCGCATGGAGAGCGCAGGAATCAGCGGCATCAATCGGCCCAGAAAGTCGTACACCTCAGCATCATCAAACCAATCCCGCACCTTCCGGTGGACCTCCGCGTTGGGCGGGCAGAAGTGAAGGATGATCGCCCGGTCCTCGAGAGCTCGCACGTTGGGATTCACGCTCTTCCATTCGTTGGCGATGAGAATCACACCGCTGGACGTCGTGAACGACGAAGGCGGGCCTCCGTCGTTCCTGATCGCGTTGGTCAACCAGTGAAGGCGCTTCTCACGGACGGTGTTGCACAAAGGCTTCAAGAGGCGGACGCAGTCTGGGTCCGCGTACAGCCGATCGAGATCGTCCAACACCACGGACTGATCTCGATACTCCCAGAGCTGGCGGTACAGGCCGAACGGCTGCATGTGACCTTCGACGTACAGCACACGTCCGCCCGGGGCGCCTGCTCCGTTGGACACGCCGAGTGTGCGTCGAACGCTCTCGCTCTTGCCAGTGCCGTGGCGGCCCAGCAGCAGAACGAGACCCAGCTCACCGCGTGCGAACTTTGACAGGTACAACTCCAGTTGTGTGTACGCGGTGAGCTGAATCACCTCGCGAGGGACGGACGGAGATGGTGGTCGGGTCGACATCAGGGAAGGCTCGGGCGTGGGAAGTAGAACGATGCGACTTTGAGACTTCCGCCACCGATGGCCTGCTACTCGCGTGCTTCTGGTCTCACGGGGTCATTTCGCTGCGACTTGCGGGCCTCCGGGGTGCCGGTATTCGGCCCTCTGACGCGATCGCGGCGATGCTCCATCGGGTCAAAGCCCGCCGCGCGGATCGCTGCGTCCCACGTGCCGTAGTGACGCCTGGCGGTCCGGTACAGGCTGGCATGATCGCGCGACACCGCCCAGGAGTTGATCCGTTTGCCCTCGCGTACCCGATCGACGATCGCTTGGAGAATCCGTTCGTCAGTCCAGACCAGGGGCGGCCTGCGTGGCCTCTTGGGGATGGCGGCACGGGCTGTGACTCGCGCCGGCCCCTTGATCCGGCGGGGCTGCAGTTCGGTGGCTCTCGGGTCCACACCCGCCGCGGATACCGCCGCTCTCCAAGAGCCGAAGAAGCGTTGCCCGGCATCCACCAGCGATCTCGGCTCGATCAACCGAGCCACGAGCGGCTCGCTGCGCAGGGTCCGGGTCAAGATGGCCTCGATAACGCGCTCACGACTCCACGGCACCACCCGCTGGAGCTTGGCCGGATCGACCCCCGCAGCCACAACAGCTTTGGACCACGACCCGAAGTGCCGCCGTGCAGCGGATACGAGATTGTGGTAGCGGCGCTCGATCTCATCCGACGTCAAAGGCCGGCGGCGGCGAGAGATCAGACGGATCTTCGACAGGATCCTCGCTGGCGACCAGCGTTCCCACGTCAAAACACGCTCGGGAGGGATGCCCGCCGCAATGATGGCGTTCCGCCATGACCCGAAGATGCGCCGCGACGCACAGTACAGGTTGTGATCAACGCCCTCGCCGCCGGTGGTCAACGGCTGACCCTCGGCTTCTCGCTGGAGTATGTGGCGCAGGATCATCTCGCGTGTCCAGCTGGTGCGCATGGTTAGCCCCGTGCATCCGCAATGATCGTCTCGAACCGCGACACGATGTCCGAGTGGTGCTTGTTCAGGTACTCGCGCAGGCGCGCGTTCGTGAGAAGAGAGCGAGCGAAGATGGCCAGCCGCAGCAGGTCCACCGTGTACTGCTTGTAGAGCTGCGAGTAGAAGTCGTGCTTCTGTTCGGCGTCCGAGAGTTTCTTCAGCAGGTCGTTCTTTCGCTGCGCGGTCTTGTTCCACGGGTTGTGCTTGCGGCCACGGTTCTCCCGCTGGTTCGTGGCCGTCTTGACGACCAGTGACCGCGCGAACGCGGTGCTGTAGTCCTTGTACCCCTCCATCGCGCGGAGGATCTCCTTCTGGCGATGGGGCTTGACGTGCGTGAACTCCCGGGCGCAAGCGCGAGTGATCTTGCCCGCGTCGTACGCCGTCGCCACGTCGGAATGGAGCTGCTTGAGCAACGACTTCTTGAGGCGGTGGTTGAGGGTGGCGATGCCGAGAGCGGCGGCGATGACACCCTCGTCAACCTCGTCCATCGCTTTCTCGATCATCCGGTGTTCCTGCACCGGAGATACCCGGTTCACCATGCGATTGCCGGTGAACGCCTCTCGCTCCTTTCCCATGATGCAAGGGGCGATAGCGACACCCAGTTCCACGAGCGCCCGGTATCGCTGCACGCCGTCGAGGATGACGTAGTCGCCGTTCTCGGGGAAGACCACCAAGGGTTCGATGAGCCCCACCGCCTTGATGCTCGCCACGATGCGGTCGTATTCACGCTTGGTCACCTTGCGCTCGCGCAGCGGACGCAGCTGAATGACGGGAACATCAATCGCGGTGGATTCGGTCAT